AGTAGCCGCGATGTATATGGCGGTTATTATTTGAAGAGCACCGCCCGAGTCCTGCGGCATGAAAGTCGTTAAGGTCTACGGCGCACTCCGCAAAAAGCTGGGTCAGTGCCGTTTCCAGTTTGAGGCTGACACCCCAGCCCAAGCCCTCAAGGCACTTTGCGTCAACTTTCCCGGCCTAGAAAAGTGGCTGCTTGATAGCGAAAAAGACGGGGTAAGTTATCGCGTAACCCTTGGAAAAGAAAAAATTACCAAACAAAACGCAGCGTTGATTGTCGGTCCTTGGAGTGAACGCGAAGTTTTTAGCATCACTCCTGTACTGACTGGCGCAGGTGGTATAGGTAGCCAAATAGGCATTGGTGTTGGTCTGATTGCATTGTCTTTTTTATTGCCTGGCGCTGGTTTATTTGGCACAACTAGTATTTTTGGTGCGGCGGCAGGAACGGCTGGAACAACAGGGGCACTAACAAGTCTGGGTGTTGCTTTTAGCGGCATGGGGGCTGCGCTGGTGCTTGGGGGTATTGCTCAAGCGATTTCACCGGCTCCTGTTCAATCAACAGCGGCAGTAAATTCATTTGAACGCGGACGCGACGCTGCAAAGTTTGAGTCGTTCACGTTCTCCGGCATCGTCAACACCGCCAAGCAAGGTTTGCCGGTTCCTATTGCATACGGGCGTGTATTTGTTGGCTCTGCTGTTCTCTCCAGCGGCCTTGACGTTGACCAACTGATATGACACGAATTGTCGGCTCTGGCGGTGGTGGCGGTGGCGGTTGCTTCCTGGGGCACACCCTTGTCGCAATTCCGGGTGGCACGCGCCGCATTGATGAACTGCAGGCTGGCGATCTCGTCCTGAGTTTTGACGACGCAGGAGGACTGCACGAAGCCAAGATCCTCAAAGTCCATGAGCACGAAGACGAGCGCGTCATTCGTTACACGCTCTGGGGCGGCGAGCATCTTGATGCCACTCCCAACCACTGGGTCCTCAACCAGTTCAACGCCTTCGTCGAGATCGACACGCTCGGCACTGACGACTGCCTTGTTGACACCAACGGTCACCTGCGCCCCATCGTCAGCAAAACAGAAGCAGGTCTTGGCACGGTCTACAACCTGACGGTCGAAGGCCATCACACCTTCATCGCCAACAACATCCGCGTCCACAATGCGGGCTTGGGTCTTGGCATCGCTGGTGCTGGCGGCGGCGGCGGTGGCGGCGGTAAAGGCGGCGGTGGTGGCGGTGGCTCCAGTCGCACCCCAACAGAAGCCGACGACTCACTCCAGTCAGTTCAATACGCCAGCGTGCTGGATCTGCTGTGCGAAGGCGAAATTGACGGCATCGAAAACGGCGAAAAGGGCATTTATCTCGAAGGCACACCAGTCCGCGACGCCGCCAACAACGCCAACTTTGAGGGCTACACAGTCGTCACCCGCACTGGCACGCAAGCCCAGAGCTATATCAGCAACGCGATTGGCACGGAAAGCGAAGAAGCAGTCAACGTCGAAGTCGTTAACGCCACTCCCATCGTCCGCACCATCACCGATTCCGACGTGGATCGTGTGCGCGTCACGCTGCAAGTGCCATCGCTGCAAATCATCGAAGACGACGGCGATATTGTTGGCCACAGCGTCCAGGTCCGCATCCAAGTCCAGTACAACGCCGGCGGCTACACAACCGTCGTAGACGACACGATCAGCGGCAAAACCAGCAACCGCTACCAGCGCGATTACATGATCCCGCTGTCTGGCGCGTTCCCCGTTGACATCAAAGTCATCCGCGTCAGCGCCGACGAATCCAGCACCAAACGCCAAAACCAAACTTATTGGTTCAGCTACACCGAAATCATCGACGAGAAACTCCGCTACCCCAACAGCGCACTTTGTTATCTCCGATTTGATTCCCGCCAGTTCGATTCAATCCCAACCCGCAAGTATCTGATTCGCGGGCAAAAAGTCCAACTACCCAGCAACGCCACCGTCGACACCACCACGTACTTGGGTCGCGTCACCTATTCCGGCGTCTGGGACGGCACCTTCGGCGCCGCAACTTGGTGTAACGACCCAGCGTGGTGCCTCTGGGACTTGCTCACCAACACCCGTTACGGCGCCAGCATCCCCACCAGCAGTTTGGACCGTTACGACTTTTATGCAATTTCTCAATACTGCAACAGCCTTGTTGACAACGGCAAAGGCGGCTTGGAACCCCGCTTCTCCTGCAACCTTCTAATCAACAGCCGCGACGAGGTTTATAACGTCATCCAAGAGATGACCAGCCTGTTCCGTGGCATCGCGTACTATGGCGCCGGTTCACTGGTGCTCCAGCAAGATAAACCCACCGACTCGCAGTATCTGCTGGGACCCAGCAACGTTGTTGACGGGCTGTTTATTTACAGCGGTACTTCACAAAAAGCCCGCCATACCACTGCAACTGTTGCTTGGCAGTCTTACGACACCCTGGGCGAAGTTGAGTACGAATACATCGAAGATGCAGACGCTGTAGCCAAATACGGCATCATCAACAAAGACATCAAAGCCCTCGGTTGTTACAGCCAAGGTCAAGCCCACCGCGCTGGTAAATGGGCACTCCTTAGCGAACAAAACCTAACCGAAACTGTCACCTTCTCGGTGTCAATCGACAGCGGCATTATCCTGCGCCCTGGAATGGTGATTGACATTGCCGACCCGATGAAGACGGGTACACGTCGCAGCGGTCGCGTCAGTTCTGCAACCACAACAGCAATAACCATCGACAACAACAGTCTGACCGTCAACGTATCTAGTAGCCCAACTATTTCGGTCTTGATGCCAACCGGCTTGGTTGAAACACGCACCATTGTCAACATTTCAGGCCGCATTATCACAGTCAATAGCGCCTTCAGCGAAGTCCCCAACGCCAACGCAATCTGGCTCATCCAAACCAGCGACATCGAAGCACAACAGTTTCGCGTTCTTAATGTTGCTGAATCGGAAGACGGCATCTACGGCGTCACCGCCCTGCAGTACAACAGCAGCATTTACAACGCGATTGAAAGCGACAATACTCTGACCACCCGCGACATAAGTAACCTCAGCGATCCACCTGATCCGGTCAGCAGCATTAGCGGCACTGAATACCTTTACCAAGACGGGCAAGGTGTATTTTCAGGCTTCAGCCTTAGCTGGATCAGCCCCAAGGAACGTGTTTCTGAGTTCCGCATCAAATATCGAATCGACAATGACAACTGGCAACAAATCAATACACCATCACCATCAACAAAAATTCTTGACACACGCCCTGGAACGCTATACATCCAAATTCAGGCATACAGTTACCTGAACAAAGGCAGCACGATTGCAACCGCGCAATTTTCGCTTGTCGGCAAAACCGCTGTCCCTGGCAACGTCCAGAACCTGAGTTTTGAGGCGATCAATGCCAACTCCGGTCGCCTGCGCTGGGACGAAACCGTTGACCTTGACGTGAAGGTCGGCGGCAAAATCCACATCCGCCACAGCAACCTGACGGACGGCACGGCTAGCTGGAGCAACAGCGTTGACCTAATCCCCGCTAAATCCGGCAGCGCCACCGAGGCCATCATCCCGCTGGTGGAAGGCGAGGTGCTGGTCAAGTTTGAGGACGATGGAGGCCGCCAAAGCGCCAGCGAAACCAGCATCATCATCGACCTGCCCGACACGCTGGCACCGCTCACGCTGATCAACCGCCGCGAAGATCAAGACGCCCCACCATTCCAAGGCACGCGCACCAACGTCTTCTACAGCGACGAATTTGACGCCCTGACGCTGGATGGCTCGGATTTATTTGACACCGTGCTTGACGTGGACGCCATGGTTACGTTCGACGTGATTGGTGACGTTCAAAGTTCCGGCACTTACAACTTCGCCAATACTGTTGATTTCGGCAACACGTTCTCCGTTGATTTCAGTCGTTATTTCGTCACCCGTGGCTATTTCCCCAGCGACCTAATTGACAGCCGTTTGGCCGAAGTAGACACCTGGAGCGATTGGGACGGCGGCGTTATTGACTCGGTAAACGCCACCCTTGAACTCCGCAGCACCACCGACAACCCCAGCAGCAGTCCGACTTGGAGCGCATGGCAGCCGTTCGTTAATGGCACCTTCCGTGGCCGTGGCTTCCAGTTCCGCACCACACTGACCAGTCACGACATTGCCGAAAACATCCTTGTGGATGAGCTGGGTTATCTGGCCAGCGTCCAACGCCGCACCGAGCAAAGCGTCGCCGCCATCTCCGGCACCACCAATACCGGCGTGACCTTCACCCACCCGTTCTTTACTGGGACGGCCAGCATCGGCGGCCTCAACGCTTACCTGCCCAGTGTTGGCATCACAGCGCAAAACCTGCAGACCGGCGATTACTTTCAGATTTCCAACGTGACTGGCACCGGCTTCCAGATCAGCTTCTACAACTCCGGCGGCAGTCCTGTTACCCGCAACTTCACATGGAGTGCAACCGGATATGGACGGCAAGGCTAGACTTCTTGTATTAGAGGACGCCTGATTCGTGGCTCAGCACGATTACGTCATAGCCAACGGCACTGGTGCGGCTGTTAGATCCGACATCAACGGCGCCCTCGCCGCAATCGCCACGAACAACAGCGGCGCGACCGAGCCGGCAACCACCTACGCCTATCAGTGGTGGCCTGATACGACCACCGGCCTACTCAAGATCCGCAATGCCGCCAACTCCGCGTGGGTGACAGTTGGCACACTGGCTTCCGCCAACCTCGGCCTGCTGACCACCACCTCCGCAGCCAGCACCTATCTCGCCTTGGCGGGCGGCACCATCACCGGCGCCCTTGAGATCGGCTCCGCTGGTTCGTTGGTATTTGAGGGCAGCACCGCTGACGGCAACGAAACCACACTGGCGGTCACGGACCCAACCACAGACCGCACGATCACGCTGCCAGATGCCACTGGTACGGTGCCACTGCTGGGCTTGGCGCAGAGCTTCAGTGCAGCACAACGCGGCGCCATCTCGGCGCTGACTTCAGCCAGCACGGTGACGCCGGACTTTGCACTGGCCAACAATTTCAGCATCACGCTGGGGCATACGGTCACCTTGGCTAACCCGACGAACCTGACGGCTGGGCAAAGCGGAGTGATCTTCATCACGCAGGACGCCAGCACTGCCCGCACCGTGAGCTTCGGCAGCTACTGGGACTTCAGCGGC